GTAACACCACCCGTAATAGATGCAGCGTTGCCACTTCCTGAACTCTTAACAACAGTTAAAGCCTCTCCGCTACCGCCCTTAGTAATTGATGCAGCAACTCCGCTACCGCTTGAATGATTAATTACTAAATTTTTAGCAAGTAAAGTGTGCGTTCCTAAATCTACGTTTGCAGTCGCCCCCGTGTACGGAACAAAACCCGTTAAAGAAGGGAAGGTAGCAAGTGTACCATTACCTCGAATGTATTGTGATGTAGTACCGCTAAACGCTAAAGCTAAAGTTCCCGATGTTGTTACAGGACTTCCAGATACGCTTATCGCATCGCCACCAACTGTTAATGCTACGCTTGTAACTGTACCCACCGCACCACTTGAACGCTGCCAAATAGAACCTGAATAAATCACATAATCGCCAACCGCAAAAGTTAAAGGACCTGCGCCAAAGTTTACTGTTCCTGCTACATTACAAATATAAACATCTCCCGTGTCGCCCGTTCCGTTTGCAAGTGTAGGCGTGTTAGTAGCTGCGTTCCAAGTTCCTTTATATTCCATAATAGAACTTGGTAATTGACTAATAGGAACTTTACCGCCACTATCCAAAGAAGCATAACCATTAGCGTTGCCCTTTTCACTTCTTAATTGGTAAGTATCTAATAAAGCTTGTGAAGGGAAAACTTCGGTATAAGCCGAACCACTCCATAAGTATAGTTTCTGCGTGTCTTTAGCACAATAGATCACATTAATATCGCCCGTTGCAGGAAACCCTGCAAGGTTAGTATAAAACGAAACCGCACCGCTAAATATCGCACCTAATTGAGCAAGTGTAATCTTCTTACTTACTCCACTAATCGGGTCGCCTATAATAGTTAAATCGGTACTAACTGGTGCTAACTCGGTCGCTAATTGGTTAATCTTTTTTCCTATCATCTTAGTATTGGTATATTGATGGCACTTGACATCTATCGTTTAAGTAAGGTAATTCCATTGTAATATCTATCTTAACTCCTGCAAGATAATCTGGGTCGCTCTCGGTAAAGTAAGTCAAAGGAGCGGTATCGCCTATTTCCCAAATAGCTTTAGGGTATCTTAATTGTGCAACTATGTCTTGACCTACTAAAGTCATATCGCTTAGTACTTCGGTTTCGTTTGTTTCTTCCATTAACATTCTGTCCATAAAATAAAGGCTAAAATTATAGGTAATATTTTTAGCGTTTATAGTCGCACCCGTTAAAGTGTAGAACATAGCAGGGTAAGTAACCTCGCCATTGCTTAAACGTTCCCACACATCACCGAAGTAAACAAAGTTAATTTGTTCGTGGTCGCTTCCGAGTGTTGTTATTTGTTTGACTATTTGGTTTAACGTCAGGCTCATTCTTAATTTTTTCTAAATAAACACGAAGCTTATTTTGGTTTTTTATTGTTGTTACTTTGCTCATATTTAACAAGTGCTACACCCTTTGTCTCCTTGATATAGTTCCTCGAAGCTTTTACCTGCGCAGCAATCAAAATCGCCTAACCAAATGCTCGTTGTATAAGCATCGTTCTCAGGGTGTATTGCATCAATGCCACTTCCAGGGTTTAGGTACTCAGGATAAAGTGTTGAATATTCTTTTAGGTATTTAATCATTCTTTGCTTGTAGAACTCCGCACGAGCCTTGTATCTATTCGCCACGTCAATCATATCCTGCATAGAAGGGTTCTCGGTATTCTCGCCACTCTTTCTTAATAATCCTTTATTATAGAATTGATAAGACAAACCCATTGGCAACTCACTAAGTACATAATGCACTAAAGTATCTGCTATATATTGGTCTAATAAGATAACCTCGTTAGCGTTCAAGTTGTTTGCCGTAATACCTGCTTGTAATCGGTTGTATAAAGCACTACCAAGCGCAGGTAAGATATACATATCTTGTGCGGTCTTAATCTCAGGAAGTACAAGTTTCTCGTCTACGTTTGCGTGTAAGCCAGACCTGTCTTTAATATTCTGTACGCTTATGAATAATGTGTTTAAGCTCATTTCTTATTTTCTTTTAACTATGTTTGACTTCCACTCGTGTCTGCAACTTGGAGAATGTGTGTTTGTTCCTGGCTTAGTATACCAACCCCCTCGTCTATCCCATACAGAATAGCCAAGCCTTGCACTCATCATTTCTATTTCGCTACGGCTATAAAACTTGTTAGCGGTTACTAAGTACTTGCAAAAAGGTCTACTTGTATCTAAATCGCCATCGTTAAAACCTGCTTTCCACTCGTAAGAATAACGAATTAATATTTGAGTAGTTTGAGGCTTTATAGCTTCAACAATTTGTCCAATAGGAGCAGTTAATTGCCTTTCGATAATAACGTTACTATCAATCCCTTTACCTTGCTTTATTTCGTTTGTCTTAATAAACCCCTTCTCAATTAATAAATCAATAACACGCTTAACCGCACCTACATCTTCTTTTAAAGTGTCAGCAATTACCTCTGGAGTAATACGCTTGTCTTTAACAATTAAATCTAAAATATTAGATTGTAACTGCGATACATCGGCAAACATTTCAAAGTCCGCATCATCGTTAAATCTTGCTTTGCTTTTAAATACTTCGTAAGCACTTCTATCTTCTCCGAACTCAAAGAAAACTTGAAAATCAGCTTCGTTAAATTCTAATTCCTCAGCACCTAACCAAGTAGCAACCTCTTCATCACTTAAAGCATATCCGCCTTTTAACATAGAACTTGCTTGTTCCCTTGTTATTTTACCCTTGTTAAAATCTCTAATGATGCGTTGCATATTCTGCCACTCTCTACCCTTAAGACCTTTTATGTGTTCGTTTACGCTTGTCTCAGCTGACATTGGTTCTTCTGTTGTAATAGTAGAAGAAATAACATCGCCATCGATTGTAGGCTTTAATGCCACTAAGGCTCTAATTTCATTCTTAGTCATTGACTCTAACACCTTGTTAGCAACCAATGGACTTAATGCAGCGATACCATCTGTAACTCTTTGTGCTTCGTTACTTGCATCAACTTCTAATGGCGGTAAGTTTAACATTTCTCTAATCTCATCCTTACTCATATTTTGAATAAGAACATTCTCACTAAACTCAATTCCAATAGGGTCGGTAGGAATAATCTTTAATTCAACTGTTAAACCTGCATATTGACCAAGCATATTAAACACTCCCTCAAGTTGCATCTGCTTATAGCGTACATAAGTATTGTTAAATATTTCGTAGCTATCACGCATCTGTTGGCGGTTGCCTAACTGACCAGGAGTAGCAATACCGAATAAGTCAGGACTTGTAATTTGATGTCCGCTAAATATGTTAGTTTGTATTAACTCGTCTACACGGCTGAAGTCCTCTTTGGTTAAATCACTTGCGCCTAAGTCATCAACAATAGGCTTACGAGTTGCATCGTTTACAAAAGCAAGTAAATACTTCTTGCCGTCTGCACCCGTATACATATTGTCGAACTGTCTGCTAACCGCTCTTTTCTCGTCAGGGCTTGGCTCTCCGTTTGGTAAAGTAATAAGTTTACTTGCAGAAAACCCTGTTTGAGCATTACCCAAAACGTGCTTACTAACTTCGACATCACTTTCGATATAGTTAAGCGCACCAAAATAACCAGGAAGGCTATAAACGTTCATTCCTGGGCGATACTCCTTTACATAAAGTATCTGCACACCTTGTGGGTTAGCAGGGTTAAACGCATTGTAAATCTCAGCTTTTTCTTGGTTGCGTGTAGCCTTCCAATCTTCTTTATACCAAAACTGAGTATTGTCTTTATTGGTTCTAATCTTTGTATAATCACAATGCCATAACTCCGCTACTTGACCGCCCATTACACTCCAAATAACTTGGATATAAGCACCGCCAAATAGTTCTAAATCTAAAGCAACTTTTTTAGTTAGGTCATTAAGGGTCTCATCTCTATTAACCTTTTGAACAATCGCTTGTTCTCCTGCCCAACCATTTCCGACAATGTAGTTTACCTTGCCTCTAATGATAGCATTGTGCTTTGCAGATTTGTTAAATAGGTCTAATAGGTATTGCGGATAGTCATTGTTTTGACCATACTGCATATACCCTTCGCCTTTTTTCTCTTTATATTCCGGTTGCTTTGCTTCCGCAAATGTCAATACTTGTATTTCCATTATTGTCTAATTGTGAATGTGCTTGTTGTTTCGTATTCCGTGAATGATATAGTTGTACCCTCGAGTTCCATTATGCCGCTTTCAAGCAGGTTTAAGCCTGTCGGGTCTGTGTTGGTAGTACTTGTTTGCTCGTAAATTGTGTAGGTGTATTGCCCGTTTAAAGAGGTATTAAAGTAGCTATTAACTACAATAGTGAACTCGTTGTACCTTTCCTTGTAAGCACTAATATCCGTATTGTTTAGCTTAACAAATTTGATATCCGTATTTGTTGATCTATTCTCAAAAATAAATAGATAGTTAGGACTTGTTAAAAGCTGCTTCTCAGTCAAGGTAAGTATTATGTTTTGGGTTTGCCCCTTAGTTAATCTTATCACAACTATAAATATAAACTATCACGATTGTTTGCAAAATAAAAAACCCCCGAACAATTAAGTCCAGGGGCATCTATATACAAAACCAAAACAACCTAAGAACCTGCGGTAGTTAATTGACCTGCAACAGTAGAGTTAACTTCTGGAGCAAGGGCAGCTTCCGCACCTGTGAAGGTTAAAGTGTAACCACTTCTGTCGCCTTCTGCCGTACCTGTACCTGCGCTTCCTGCGGTAAGGTCTAAGCCTCTTGTTTTTCCTAAGTACCAATATTTGCCATTGTTATCTTTGGCAACTGATACTAAAGTGTTTTGAGCCAACAACAAGATTTCGTTCCTTGTGTTCGCTTGTAATTTGTTTAATACTATGGTTAATTCTGGAGCGTAAAAGATAGTACCATTTTGTACGTTTGCATTAACATTCTCAACTAATTGAGAAGTGCCTTTTACAAGTTCGTACTTAAAGAACTTCTTACCTGCTGCCTTTACTAAAGCGGTAATAACACCACTTGCTTCGGTAGTTGAGGTAACATCTGCTGCTGCCATAAAATAAACCTCAGTAATTCCACCTAAACTGTCTTTACAATCTAAGGTATAATTTTGAGTTAAAGCACAAGCCATTGTTATTGAATTAAATTAGTTTGAAAAAAATGGGGGATATATTTCAATCCCCCTATAAATTATGCAAGGATAAACTTCACTACTTCGTCAGGGAAGGCAATGTTTACACCCATTTTGAACTCAGATACGAAACGTACTTGATCTGCTTCTTTTGCATAGAAGATTTCAAACTTCTCTTCCTCGTTTAATAAGTCAGTACCTAAGAACAAGTTGCTTAAACGCATAGCGTAAACTTTGTTAGTTCCGTTAAGACCTGCAACTGCAATAACTTTGATTGTAGTACCTGGTAATACAAATTCGCTATCAGCTTTTACATCAATTTGGTAATTGAAAGAACCGCTATTTTTAAGAGCAACAGTATAAGTTCTGAATAAATCTTGACCGCAGAAGATAGTCATATCATCAGCAGCTACAACTTGTGCAGGGATTGCTTGGTAAACACCATCAAAGATAGAGATTACGTTTGCAGCAGTGATAGAACTTAAAGGAGCGCCAGAAATATAAGTAGAAGCGTTTGCAGCTACAACACCTGAAGCAGCGCCGATTAATTTTACAAGACCATCGAAGCGGTTAAGGTTAACATTAACACTTGAAGTGTCGCCAGTCCATAGCGCAGTTTCTAATTGAGCAGCAATAGTTTTAGCTTTCTTTTCAGAATATTCTTGCTCAAAAGGAATAGAGTCATAATAAGAACCAGTAGGTAAAGCCTTCTGAAGATACTTAGCTTCTAAATCTTTAGGGCAAAGAGCTTCGTTTACTTTAATTTTACCTGGAGTTACAGTACGTTGAGTAAAAGTTGTAGAACCAGAAGCGTTAAAACCGCAAGAAGCACCATCTTGGAAGATAGCATCAGTTTGCATAATGTTGATTTTTTCGCTTGACTTCACGCCAACCATAACGTTACCAGCGCTCTTAATAAGAGACGCAGTTTTTGAACCTAATACAGAAGAAGTAACAAGTAATGCTTCGTTTTCTTTTGTATAGTTTGCTAATGCAGATACATCAAATCCCATTTTATTTTATTTTTATTTGTTTAATAAAGCGTTTCTAAATTTCTCAATTCTATCGTACTTCATTGAGTGAGTTGTTACGTTAGAACCAAAGTTTTGTTTTGGTTGCGCAATAGGTTCAGCGTTAGGTGTCTTAGTAAGTGCTTCTATTAATTCAGCTACTTGACTAAAGCCATTCTTAACTTTTGCCTCTAATTGTGCTACTTGTGTTTTAAGACCTTCGTTTTCAGCTACTAAGTTTGCGATTTCGTCAGCCATTTTCTCGTCCATCTTCTTTCCCATTTCAGCAGGTGTTTCGTCAGCTTCTTTAGCTTCTGCTTCTGGAGTTTCAATAGATAAGATTTTAGCGGCTTCGTCTAATACGATTTTAGTGCCGTCTGCTAATTGGTGTTCGCCCATTGGAGCAGGTGTTCCGTCAGCCAATGTAACTTCTCCACCGATAGCAAGTTCGCTAACCATAACCTTTGTTCCGTCCATAAGGCTATACTCAGCAAATGTAACTGGTACTTCCTCGATAGGTGCTTCAATAGGAGCAGGTGCTTCTACTTGTGGCATATCTTCGAATAAAGCCCTAATTTGCATAATTGCATCTTTTGCGTTCATCATTCTTTTTGTTTAAATATTAATAAAAGATTTTGTTTATCATTTAACTCGTTGCAATATTTCCTTTATTGCATTCATAAGTTCTTGTTCTTTGCTTGGCTTTGTCTTATAGGTAAATAACCCTTCTACACTAAAGCCTTTGAATTTGCCCTCTTTAACATCGTTCCACACACCTTCGTTATCTACTTTGAACGAACCAAACCACGAGCCGTCAGGCGCATCTTCAAAACCCTTCATTGGTTGTATGCCACGGCTTTCGTCTGTAATAAAGCTTTCAAACATAGTAACCCCTTCTACTTGTTGTTCAGGAGAGTGCATCAAGTTTACGTTTGACTGATAGCCTCTTTTGAAAAACTTTTGCGCAATCTTAAAAATAGTATCTTTACTAAAGACCACATAATAATCCCCGTAAGTAGCATCACTGCGAAAAATAGGTACATCAGCAAGCATAAGAGGTCCAGAAATAATACGCTTATCTTCGCTAACCACTTCAAATCGTTGTTGGTTTTTAAAGGCATTCCAATTCTTTTGAATAGCAGGTCTGTCTACGAGTGCCACATAATCCACCTCGGCATCGTCATTCATATCCTCGCTAATGTCTAATAAATAAACAGGTAAGTCCATAATCTTAAATATTAAGGGTTTTAAATTGTTATCATTTAACCAAATCTTGCTCTTTGCTGAATAGCTGCAATCCTTTGTTGGTTACTTGTTACATCGTTCTCAACAACGTAAGCCCTTACGGCTTGGTTGCCTATTGCGTTAATTGTTTGGTTACTTAGGTTTGTAGTTGCCGCTTGTGGTTGTGGTGGTGTTATTGGTGCTGCCGAACTTATACTCGGTGCAGTTGCTCCACCCCCTACATTACCAGTTCCCTTTGCAGAAGGTATGTTAGTGCTAATAATCTTTTTAACATTTACCAATCCTGCTGCAACTGTGGCTGCTGCTGCAATCGCTCCGAATGGTGGGGGATAAGCACCTAAAGCTTTGGTCGCACCTTCATAAGTAGACATAACCGCTTTAGCAACTGCAATAGCTTTTCCTGCAACGCTATTTTGGTCTATAAGACCTGCAACGGCATCAAGGGCTGCCATAGCCCCTTGCTTTTGTAATTCAAGTTCTTTTAGCTTATCATCAGTTTTTTGCTTTTCAATTTGCTTTTCGGTATTTGCTGCATTTTGTTGCGTTTGTATACCTTGTAAAGCATAGTTAGTCGTTACGGACATAACCTTCATTTGACCTGCTATCCTTTCATTATCTAACGCTTCTTGCTCTTTTTTAGCTTTATCCTTTGCATCTTTTTCGTCTTGTGCAACTTGCTTTTGGCTTACTAAGTTGTCTTGTTGTAATAGCTTCCTTCTATCTTGTTGGTTTTTTAATAAGTCCTGAGAAAATTGTTTATCTTCTGCTAATTTCTTATCGTTTTCTGCCTTACGTTTTGCCGCAGCTTCTTTACTTGCATCATCAGAAGCTTTAGCAGCATCTTTCAATCCGTCATTAATACGCTTTTGTTCCTGGGCATCTAAAACGGCTTGTTCGGTTTTTAAACCTCTAAACTTCTTAAGTTCCTCATCAGTTAGCCCTTCTTTAGTTTTTAGCTTTGCCC